TAGATTTCCAGCTCGCTGCCGTCGGCGCTGCTCTTGATCTGCCAGTGGCTGCCCACCTGCAGCAGCTGCTCCACCAGGATGCTGGCCACATGCAGCATGCCGTCCGCGCTGTTGTACCAGCCCTTCTTCGCACCGTCGATCCAGAACTGCCAGCCGGTCGAGGTGTAGAGGCCAAAGGTCTGCCCTTCGGTCATATAGTAATAGGTGTGTCCGTCCTTCGGGTTGTTCGGGTCGTCCTCCCCGCACTCCCCGGAAAACTGCAGGTTCTGCGCGATCGCGATGCCCGTCACATAGTCTCCCGTGTTCGGGTCTTCCACGATGCCTCTCCGGATCTCTCCGTTGATGCTCGTGAAGTAGCTCTGCATCAGGCGGATGCTGTCCTGCGTGCTCTCGATGCTGCTCTCATAGTCATAGCTCTCCACCACGCCCTTCGCCGTGGTCTCGATCATGCTTGTGATGCCCTCGGTGAATTCTCCGTATTCGCTGCGGGCCACATACATGCTGTTGTATTCCTCGGTCTTCCGGTCAGCGTAGGCTCTCACATCCGCGTCACCGGCCTCGATATCAGCGCTCAGCTCGTTGGCGGATTTGATAATCAGCGCCTGCAGCTCCTGCGCGTTCTTCCGGACCGCTGCAATCGCCTGCGCATCCGTCTCTGCCGGCTTGTTCACCGCGCGTCCCGCCTTGTCGTAGGTCACCGACGCAACAGAGGCCGTCCCTTCCGTCACCTGGTTCAGGCTCTTCACCATCCGCACCATATAGTCCCGCAGCGTGGTCAGCTGCTGCTGCGGATTGCCGGAGAGCATCGGCGGCATTTCATTGATAAAGGCCATCAGACGTCACTCCCCTGCTCCAGAATCCGCGCAATGCTGAAGATCCGCACATCGCCCCGGCCCTCCAGCCGCATCCGCAGATGGTCGCAGCGCCGCGGGATAACCGGCATCACCGTCGATCCCGTGAAGGGCAGCCGGATTGTCCCCGCATACTCCCACAGTCCGGAGGAGTCATACTCGAAGAAGATCTTCACCTTCGCATCCCGCGCCATGTTCAGCCGCAGCACATAGCGGCTCAGATACTTCTTGTTGGAGAAGGTGTAGTACTGGATGCCCGTCTCCGCGCTCCAGTCCACATGCGCCTCCTGTTCTCCCTCGGTGCCGTTGAGCGCGATGATCCGGTTCTGCGCCTGCACATACAGCTCATCGCCCCAGGCCGCAAAGCCCTCGGCATGCAGGTTGTCCTCCCGCATCCAGATGCCGCGCGCCGCGTCATAACAGAAGAAATGCCATGCGCCTGCGGAGTCCTTCATGCTGATGTAATAGCGGCTGCCGAATGCGCCGGCCACCGCCTCGTAGTACCGCTCCTCGCCCAGGGCCGCGCCCACCTCTGCCGGCATGCCGCCCTGATAGGCCATGACGCCCGCCCGGGATTTGTAGTACAGCGTCTCGTTCACAATCGCCAGAGACCTGTGGCTCCCCTGCTGCACACCCCGCAGCGGCAGGTCGTTGATCTGATGCGCCCCCACCGGCGAGATGCCCACCTGATGCACGCAGTTTTCCTTGAAGAACGTCGGCGTCCCCAGAAAGTTGATCGCCCCCGTGAAGGGCCCGTCCGTGCCGATGGATGCCCGCCAGCTGTCCGTGGATACGCCCAGATACTGCTCCCAGTTCCGGAAGTCCCCCAGCGCGCAGCAGTAAATCTCGTTGATGTTCTGCGTACCGTCGTTGCCGTAGAAGCAGCCCCACAGCCTGTTGTTGCTCTCGCAGACAAAGTCCATGTCCGGCACGCCCCTGCTAATACTGACCGTCACGTCCGTCAGATCCTGCCGCTCCTCCTGGATGCCCACCAGCACCACAAAGTCCGCCGTCTCGCTGTCTCCGCCGACGGCATAGAGGATCTTGCTGCCGTTCAGGTCATCGTCCGGCAGTCCCGTGATCTGCACGCCGTCGTGCTCCTTGAAGAGCCCCGGCACCTGCCCCATCGTGGAGAAGTCCACGCGGGTGTACACCGTCTCGATCACGACCCATGTCTGCGTCCAGACTGTGTATTCCTTGACTGATCCCGCTGCCGTGTCGATCCACACATCGCCATTCTGCGGGTTCAGCGGCTCCGTCGCGCTCTTGGTCACGCGCTCGTAGGGCTCCCCGTCCTGATGGCACATCCGCAGCGTCACGTTCACTGTGCGGCTCCAGCTCGCGCCCATGTCGCCGTAGTCCTTCAGCTTCATGGTGTTGATATACTTCTTGTCCGGGAACACGCAGATGTACGCGCCCATGCTCACCAGCTGCGTCTCCCGCTCTGTCTGCAGGCCCGTCAGCCCTGTGGCGAGACCGTTGGCGTACAGCGTCCCGTTGTCCACCCAGTACAGCGCGTCCTTCGCGATAATCGCGTGCAGCTTCGTAAACGTCCGGTCCAGCGTCCCGCGCTTCGGTCTGGAGGAGAACATCGGGTACCGCAGCGTCGTCAGATTCTCGGTGAAGTACCACTCCCCGTCCGGGATCTTCATCTGGTGGTCATATCCCGCAAAGGTGTCCGTGATCATCTTCTCGTTGGCTCTGCTGTTCAGTATCGGGTAATACATGCTGCCCTCCTCAGAAATACACCTTCCGCCTGCCCAGCGGCATGTGGTCGCGGTTGAACGCGTTCTTGTACTGCTGGTACACCGATTCAAACATCATGTTGCTCGCGTTGAATCCCTCGATCTCCCGGTTGTACCAGTCGATCTGCGCCTCCAGCCAATGGATGTACAGCTCGTCGTAGGGTGATCCCACCAGCAGCTCCGTTTCCGTGTCCGCCTCGGTGTATCCCTTGAACTCCAGCACCGCCTGCTTCTCCCTGTGCCAGTCATAGAGATCCAGCGCGTCCCTGGCCATTGCCGCCGGCGCCGGCAGCCATCCGCCCGCTGTGCCGTCCTCCTGCGGCGGTACGATGATCGGCTCCTCCGGATCGGTCGTCTCCGGTTCCGTGTCCTCCGGCAGGTATGGTGCCATCTCCTCATCGCTCAGCACATGCGTCAGCCACACCTCGCTGAAGATCCGCCTGTCCAGTCTGTCCAGCCACTTTATCATTACCTCAGTCCCGTACATGTTGGGTTTGAGGACATTTGCCTCTTTTATCGCATCGATAACCTTCATTGCGACCTCCTCATAGTAAAAAAGCAGGGCAGGCATTGTGCCCGCCCCGCATCGGGCTCAGCCCTCTTTCGGCAAGTTCTCCTGCACGAACGCGATGCTCTCCGCGATCATGTCCTCCGAATCCTTCAGCACGCTTGCCACACAGGCCGGTACCTCTACGTCCTCGCCGTGCTTGATGCGCCAGGAGCGCTCGTTGATGTACACATCGGTGAAATTCGGTCTCCCCTTGATCAGCGGGATTCTCACCGTTACCAGCTCTTCGCCGGGGTACACGTTCTTCGCGACTGCCGCCGGCTGTGCTTTTTTCGTTGCCATTGCTATTCCTCCTGTCAGGGGGAGGAAGCCGTGTGGCCTCCTCCCGTTTGCCCCTGATTAGTTGGCCTCTGCCGTAGCAGAGAACTCAGGGGATTTGCTCTCCACGCGGATGATGTACTGCGGGATCAGGATCTCCGCAGTCTTGAGGGCCTTCCAGCCCACAGTGCCGCGCTGGTTCAGCGGGTCAGCGGTACCACCGGAGCCAATGGGCTTCACGATGGTCTCCAGTCCGCCGCCTTCCACGTCCGTCACGCCGTAGGCGCCCTGGGCAAGGAAGATGGTGGAGTATACGCCGCCCTCGAAGATCTTCGCCTCGCTGGACTCTACGAAACGTACACCGTGGATCTTGCCGATCTCGCCGTTGTAGATGTTCGTGGTGTCCACATACTGGTGAGGGGCCAGCCATGCGGGGTCTTCGGTCAGCTCGAACTCAGTGTCCGGGTGAATCAGGGCCACATAGCAGCCATCGGAGAACTTCGGCGCATTGCGGCGCTTCAGGGTAGTGGCTACCTTCTTGACCATCTTCACGGTCAGACGGCAGGTGTTGTCCAGTCCGGCGCGGGAGGTGACAGCAGTCTCGGTGCCGTCGGCCGCGATCTTCGGGCAGTACATAACACTGGTGCCGGAGTTGAGCACGTTGCGGGTGACAGTGTCCAGCGTGAGGCCGGCCTGGCGTCCCAGCAGCTTGGTGGCGTTCAGAATCTGCGGGTCAAGGGCCGTCAGGTCCAGGATATCCGTCACCATCACGAAGTCGCCGAACTGATCGACCTCAGCTTCCAGCTTGGTCATGTTCAGCTTCTGGCCGGCAGGGGTAATACCTTCGGTCAGGGGCGTGAGGGCCTTGGGCAGGGAATCGAACTTACGGAATTCGATCTTCTTGCCGGCGCCCTTGGGGATGGGTTTATCCTCGCAGAACTGGTCATGGATCAGCGCTGCCTGGGCCTCTTCGATCAGCTCGCGATCGTAGTAGGTCTTCATGGTGGGGGACAGATCGTTCCCCGTGGTTGCGGTGGTATCGGTGGTTCTATTCATGTTGACGAAGTTGGCGTCATAGGGCTGTGCAAACAGCTGAATAAAACCAAACGGATTGGTAAGATAGGTTTTCATTTCGCTCTCCTTTTCTCTTTCCGGAGAGCTCCTCAGTCTCAAAAGACGATACGCTCTCCTCTGTTTACGCGCCTTCTGATCTCAGCGCGATCCTCTTTGGTGAGCTTCGACACATCGCTCTTTGTCTCGACAGCGCCGGTTCTGCCCCCGGCTGCACCGTCCTTCGGCCTTGCCATTCCTGCCCGCACGTTGTTGGCCACCTTCTCGGTGACGCGCTGGGCGGTGTACTGCATGGCCGCCGGCAGAATCTCATCCTTGTGCACCACCTCAAAGGCTGTGCGCACATCGATGTTGCTCATCAGCAGGTTCCGGAACTGGTCATTGTTCAGCTCTGCCTGCAGGTCGAATCCCGGATACACCGGTTTCATCGCCTCTGCCTGCTCCATCCAGCGGGAGTAAATCCTGTCTGCCTCCTGCTGCCGCTGCGCCTGTTCCATCTGCGCCCTCAGAGCGGCGTTTTCCCGCTCCATCTTGCGGATTTCCTTGACCTGCTGCACGGTCAGCCCGCGCTCGATCGCCTCGTTCTCAAAGTAGGTGTCGTCGTCCTCTACGGCCTTCACCAGTGCCTGCACATCGTTGCGGTCAACGCCGTATTTCTCTGCCAGCATATCCAGCACCGGCGAGAGCTCGTTGTACCGTGCGACTGCGTCGTTCGTGGACTTCAGCCGCTTCTGGATGGTGTCCTGCACTCTCTGGTCATAGAGATCCTTGAACTCTCCCTTGATGAGACTCTCAAAGCGGTCGGCTCTGTCGTCTGCTACCTGCTCTCCGGCGGCGGGAGCGCTCTCCTGCTTGCCATACTTCACGTCGGCCAGCGGATTGCCTTTTACGCCCGATGGCATGGCGGGTGCCGAATCAGCCGCTGCAGGCCCTTCCCCTGCTGTCCCCGCTCCTGTGCCGCTGCCCTCAGCGAAAAGCTGAATGCAGAAGATGGGGAGTAAAGTCAGTTTGCGCATAGATGCCTCCTGCCCGTCAGGTGGGCGAGTCCTTTGTCTGTCCGTAGGTGGACGAATCCTTATCTATTGAATCAGGTTCTTCCGGCTCCCCGTCGAACTCTGTTTCAAACGTCTTGACCTGCAGATACTGCGGATAGTCCGCAGCCAGCAGCCGCATGCCGGTCTGCCCCACATGCATCAGATGCATCGCCTCGGGATAGAACACGTCCTTCGGCTTGATCACCACGCGCAGCTTCCCGTTCTCGATCTGGATGTTCGGTCTCTTGCGCAGCTTCCCGCTGTCGCCCATGAACTTCGCGCACTGGGCCACCGTCATTCCCAGGGTGGATGCCCCGGCGCA